TGTTTTCATTAGTTATAATCTTTTATTAGAATTAAATCGTAATAGTCTGCAACATAGTTAATATGTTTTTGTGTAGTCATTGACCAGTAACCTAATTGGTGTAATTCGTTACCCTCAATTCTTGCTACTTTGGTTGTGTAACTCCATACATCGTTACGGTCTAATCTTAAATTCTGTTTGTACTTTGGTAATGTTCTCATTCTGTTTCTGTTTTATGGGGGTTTTTACACCCCCTTGTTATTATAATTATATTATATGCTTAAACTTTGGTTTAACTTTTTGTGTGTTTTAATCATTTCTTTTGCAAACATTCTAACCTCACTATCGTTATCTCTTAAATTACTATCATCTTTAGAAGGTTTTTTTAACCACTCACAAAGTATATTTAATTCTCCAATAGAATGTTCACTTGTTAATCTTAAACTCATTCCAGTTGATGTCATTGAAAAAGTAGTTTTGGTTGAAATTGCTTCGTTTTCTAAAGTTAAATTTAAACTTGCTACGTGTACAGTTAAATCTAATTTTGTGATTTCTGTTAATTTAATAGTTGCTTTCATTTTGTTTATGTTTTATGATTAATATGGTATAAATATAATACATTTTTAGTTATAAACAAAATATTTAATAACTTTTTTTTATTTATTTTTAATGTAGTGCATATTTACCAAAGTTTGGTCTGCTTAAAATAGAATAAGTAGCATATCTACAAGGGTCAATAATATGGTTATGCTTATCCTCTGGAGAATTAGTTAACATACCAGCCTTATCTTCTTTCCATTTATAGTTCCTAAATTCTGATATTGCATTTGTTGAGGTTGATAGTATATGTATCTTATATCTTTTAAGTAAATCAATACCAGCATTTATACTATCCTTTCCTTTTATGCTTGGGAATATGTTATGCCCCATCTTACGCAGTTCACTAATTAAACGAGGTTCAGCACTATCTGCATATATTGGGTTGCCTAACAAGTTTTCATCTCTTAAAAACTTATTAATATCATTGGTGGTCATTTGTGTTCTATATAAATGTTCTTTTACATAAAGGTTGTGTTCTAAACTATAAACAGAAACAAGTGTTGTTGGGTCATTAGTATATCCAAAGTCCATTCCATAAGCAATTAAATTTGCTTCTAAAGGTATCTTATTAACCTCAACATACTTAAATATAGTACTTCTACTGGCTGCTCTTTCTCCTAAACCATATATCTGCCAATACTGTTCATCGGTGTCTTTAAGCAGTTCTATTTCCCTTTTAATGCTATCTTCTATAAATGGATTATCTAAATAAGTTGTTTTAAAAAAATCACAATCATCTCTTGGTATTAACTTATCATATATCCAATGGTATTCATCTGATGGGTTAAAGTCTAATACTATTCTATCTTGTGTTCTAAATAACAGTTGTTGCATATCTTCATAATACAATTCATTACCCTCGTTAACAAATAGTAAATCTCTTTTTCTACCTCTTACTTTTTGTGGTTGGTCTAATGATATAAATTCTACCAGGTTGCCAAATAAGTAATATTCTGAATTTGATTTATTATGAAAGTTTTCTGAATAGCATTTATGTTGTTGTAATATAGAAAAAAAATCTCTCATTACAGTTGCTCGTAAACTTGGAAATGATTTACGACATATAGTTATAATCTTATCATTGTTATTAGTGCAGTATTCAAATATAACCCAAAGCAAAATATTATATGTTTTACCACTTCTTGTTCCACCTTGTTCAACTACAATCTTTTTATCAGTATTAGATAAATGCTTGTAAACCTTATTTGTCTGTATCTTCAGTTTTGTCAATTATCTCTATTTGAAAGTTTGTAGGCATACCATCAGCACCAGTTATTTCTTGCCTTTCAATATATCCTCTTTTTTTACCTCTTGTTTTTAAATAAAACATTGTGCTACTTGGTACATTGTTTGATATTTGTTCGTGTAACTTACTTTCTGCAAAGTCTAATGCTACATTGTCAATATCCTCAACCTCACGTGCAAATGCTTCATCTTCTTTTAACCATTTATAGTATGTGCTTCTTGGTATGTCTGCTTTCTTACAAGCTACTGTAACCACACCTAAACTTTGTTCAAGTGCTTTTAATAGGCTTTCTTTTTTTATGTGTCTACTTTTGTTCATATTATATTCCTTTAAATGCTTTTAATGGGTAGAATATTAAACTATTTCTATACCCATCTTCTGATGTTTTTATTATTGGTGTAACTCCGTGAATGTTTTTCCAAGCTGGGTAAACCAGCATTGAATTATCTGCTTGTTCAAATGTTGCATTATAATCTGGAACATTTAAGCAACCTCCATTAGAATTATTTCTTTTTGTAAGTATAACATTTACTGCACCAACTATATTCCCAGTATCTCTATGGTATGGAGCAGCTATATTAAAATTTGATATGCTGCTGGTAAACATATTTCCAAACCTCCACTTCTTATTTACGTCTTTAAACAGTTCTAACTGGCTTTTGTGTATATTTGGTGTAAGTTGTTTAATTATATTTTCTGCTTCAACAGAGGCTCCCCACATAGCTTTTATGAATGTTTGTGTTTTAGGGTTACGATGTAAACTGCTAATTGTTGGGTATGGTCTCCTAAATTGTGGTTTAGGTGGAATACTGCCAAGTATGGCTGATAATTGACTTGTGCCTAATTTCCTTGCTTGGCTTCTACTCATACCAGGATTAGCTTGTTGTATTGCTAAAACGTTTGACCTATCCATTTTTGACTTAACTACGTTATCACTCTTAAACTCTTTATTTGATATTGATATTAACTGGCTTAACTTTTTACTATATTTAGAAACATCTCTAATATAAAAACCTATAACTTCCCCATCAACTTCTAAAAAACAATCTTCTTTTACATTTGGTTCATAGTAAGGGCAATCTTTTCCAACCTTAACATCGTGTTCAACTTTTTTTAATTTTATTGTTTTCATATTGCTCTACTATTTAATTTTATTTCAGTATGATTACTTTTCTTTTTAGTGTTTAAAGAACAATAATTAGGGTATCTTTTAATAAGTGTTAATGCACTTGCAGTAACCCTTTTTTCAGTTCTTGTTACTTGCATACCTCCATCTTCATCATAATAATTTGTCTTGGGTGCTATCATATTTAATCTAACTACTTTTTTGTATTTATGGAAATACAACATTGTCCTTTCAAAATCTTCCTTATCTTCAAGGGTAACAGATAAACTTCTGTCTTGTGTTATTATTTGACCATAAAAACAACCAACAATATATTTCAAGTTAGTGCTTATTTTACTATTCATATAAAAACCATTGTTTACTGCACAAACACCAAAAAGAGCAGTCTTGTGTTTTAAACATTCGTTAAAACCTATTTTATACAATGAATTTAAATCTGTAAAAAGTTTTGTTTTACTTCCAGCTTTTTTATACAACCCCTCTATATCATCATCAAAAAATAAAACCTTTTCATTAATTTGATAATAAAAGTCCATAAAGTTTCTTTGCCCTTTTAATGTTTCTTTTCCTATTACAACTTTTAATCCTTTAGGTGTTTTTTTAACATATTCATCGTATTCATTTTTATTTGCAACAAATACTGTTATACATTTCAAATCTACTTTGCAATCTTTTAAAAGATACTTTAGTGTTTTTTTAACAAGTGTGTCTGCCCTTTTATAAGATGGTATTGCTATTATCATAACTGGTTATTAAAAGCATTTAAAACAATCCTACCGATATTCTTACCCTCTTTCCTTGCTTTTGTTATTAACTCATTTGCCTGGTCATAATCTTGTGCTTCAAACTCAATCATTATAGCACGTTTTACACCAGCTTCTTTATTTTCTAATGTATCTTCTAAATCTAATTCGTCAAGTATTGAATAATCTACATCTTCTTCTGGTTGCCAAACATCCATTCCCCAATCTTTTAACTGAACGTTATCCCATTGGTTTGCTAATATATCCCAATCCCATTCTCCAAAGCCTACATTATCTTTTACAATAAATTCTTTTTCTTGTTCTTCAGTTAAATCATCTGCCTTTAAAATATACACTTCTTTAAGTCCAGCTTCTTTACAAGCCTTTAACCTCATATTACCACCAAGCACCACCATATCACTATTAACAACAATAGGTCTTAACTTTAGCATTTCTGGAAATTCTTTAATTGAAGTTACAAGTTTTTTAAACTTACTATCCTTAATTAAACGAGGATTATT